GGGTCGTATCCGAAGCAACGGACGTCGTATTGGCAATTATCTATATGCCGCATGAGATCTTCATATACGGCGATCATATCGAGAACAACACCCGGCATAACAATCAAACTACCCTCAGCAATAAACTCCTCATACTTCATACGCATTGCTGGTTGAAGTTTGGCCATTGTTGTCTCGGTTATGTAGTCTCTTGTTTTGATCCCGAAAGCTCCATTTTGAAGTGGGAACAAAAACGTAAAAGCACAGAAATCGTCACCGAGTGACAAGTCTGCGCCAAGCGAGCACGGCATCTGCCAGAACTCTCTTTGTCTATGTCTAAGCGTCTCTTCGTATTTAAAGAAGTATGTGTGGCCTTCCATAGGGATGCCGAATCTCTTTGCAAGAATGTCGTTGCGTTTAGATGGAACATTCTCAGCGGTTTCTTTATCGATCTGATACGTTTCGTACGAGACCGTAATACCAAGACCGGGATTGGCTTTAACCCACATATCAGGATTGTTAATCTCTTCGATACTGTCGAGTTTATACCACCAGATAGACACGTGAGGATTCAGATAATCGCCTCTGAGTATGTCCATAAGCTCCATCTTCATCGAGTCGCCGATACCGTTTCGAGTTGTTCCCTCTGAACTAGCGGCAACAATGATATAGTCTGGAGCCATACCCTTTGCACCACCCTGCTCGATAGCAGTAACTGGATCTTCTGGCAAGTCACCAGAAAGCCATTCGTCAAGTGTTGCGTATTTAACTCGAAGTCCCTGAAGTTTGTTAATTTTCAGCGGTCTGATCTCAAGAAGTGAATTAGTGATGAAACTTTCTATACCCTTTTTGGTGCTACATAACTGCTGTCTTGCAGAACGGTTACCAGTAGTATTATGTATAGAACCCATTGTCAGGAATTTGAACATGGGACCCTTTGCCCTGGTTATAGCTGTAGCAAGAGGCGATGTAACTTCCTCAGACTGTTTCATCGTAGGAGATGTGGTTATCTGATGAGTGGTAGACGTGTCGATGACTAATCCGTATGCGTGAATACATGTGAGATATAATGACTTAGCCGCGCTTCGTCCTACTATTAAATATTGTTTGTTAACTAAGCGCTTCTTGATTCGCTTAGTAACATAGTGTCCACCGTGATTGTCCTTACTCGGGACGTATACGCTTTGCTCTACAAAGTAGAACCAGCAGAAAATATCTTCTGCCCATAGTTTGAAATAGAAGGTGAGCTTAAGATCTCCGCCATCAGTAAGGGTTAGTTCGTCCTCACAGAAAGCGATCCAGCCTTCAATCTCTCCCTCATCGTAATACTTTGTAGGGTCTGCTATAAGCGCGTCTATTCTATTCATCTGAAGGGATATCTGCTCACATACCGGAATCTCCCCCCTTAATACGGCTTCTCGAAACTCGCCGTAGTATTTCGGTACAGCAGTGTTCGATAGTGCCATTTTGAATTATTCCTCAGTTAATGTTTCTTCCAATAATCTTTGCCTGATTGTGTTCCAGTCTTAGTGAGAGAACCGTATGCATCTATAAAGCGAACCGGAAAGTCCGTATCGGTATCATTAATATCTTCAAATGCCTCATAGCCGAGTTTACGATAATGATCATAAAGCTCTTTCGACGTGTCGGATTTGGTAGTAAGCATTCTAAGAGTTTTATCAACGGTGGTCGCAACCGAACCTCTAGCGTTAATAAATTTGTCTTTTTCGCTAAACGTTCCAGTAGAACCGACAATATTCTTAACTAATGCATCCGATATTTTAGCTTCGTCTTTCTTAAGAAAACCGTCTTTAGGTATAATATGATTCTCGGAAAGAAAATCTTTAACAGTCATATCGCCGTATTTAGACACCATATAGTCCATAGTTTGTTTTCCGGAAGCAACACGAACGTCATGTTTGAACTTATATGAATCGATATTCATGTTGCTGGCTTCTAAACCGTCAAGACCAAACCAATCGGCGTAAAAATCTTTTCCGTTTTCTCCGCCGTGTATGTTCATACCATCTACAGAAACATACTTAGCTTTCTTAGCTTTCTCTCTGGCTTCGGCTTCTTGTTTAGTAATACCCTCATTTTGCCCAAGAGTATAGACTCGTGTGGCGATACTACCTTTTTTGATAGTATACTCATCGGGTCCATCGTGATGTCTTGTTTTATTGCGTTGAATCGTTTTGTCAGTAGCGTAACGTTTTTCACCAGCTTTAGTTAGTGAACCGTCTTTGTTCTGAAAACGTCTTATACCCCAACGCATACCAAGAATTCCGTGATGATAAAGTTCATAAGTCATTTTATTTCTTAACCTTATAACGTTTAGAATCTCTATCGAGATTGGTTGTAACACCACCAAGAACGAGACCGCCGATCGGTCCAGCAATGATGTAACCAGTTATATACGCGTCGAATTGTTCACTCGGATTGTTAACTCTAGCGAATCTCTGAGACATAACGCTGTAGCCATTTTTCTCAGCCTTAGACGTAAGCTGTTTGATCATAGCTTCTCCGCGTTTAATATTCTCTTCGTGTTGCTTCGTAATGGTCTCACCGGTACGTAGTCTATCGTTCATTTTCTGAAGTTTTATAGTAAGCTTATCGGTGTTCTTACCTTCAGCAGCGGCGGCATTTAACTTCTCGTCAACACGATCGCGTTTACTCTCAACTTTTGACGTTTTATCACGAACCTTGCTCAAGTAATATTTCTCTTCAGAAATACCTTGCTCAACGTTATTTAACGCTTTTTTAAACTGTCTTGATGATTCAAGTTTCGCCTGTTTCTTAGACGTACCGTCGTATTTGCTGAATCTATTAGCTCCATATTTGTTATCCGAAATTCGCTTTATGCCTTTAGCAGTTAGCGAACCGTCTGGATTTTGGAATCTACGAACACCCCACCGCTGACCTTTAACGCCGTGGTGGTAAAGCTCTCCGTTATAGATAATGTAGTTGCTCATCGCGTCCCTCGTCGTTCGAATATCTGTCATACATAGCTTTCACCGCAAAAAGAAAAGAAGATGCAAGGAAGCGCACCTTCTTATTCCTTCTCCTCTCATAAAAGGGCAATATTTTTTCGCGTGGTTAATAGGAATACTTAGTCGTTTTACCTGACCTTTTCTCCAGGATCAACTTCAACATTAAGTCTGAACTCAAGCTCTTTGATAAGGTTTTCCGTAGACTGAATGACCGTGCCTGACTGCGGCGGATCGAACATCATCTTCACTCGCAGATACATGTACGTCTTAACCGACTCAAGCTGTTTCTGTGATGTCAGGAAGTCACTCCACATAGCACTATCGTCGGTAATAGTGAAGCCGTCAGAAGGTCCTACGCCAAGCTGCATAAGTATCATGAACACCGTGTTAATGTGCATGATGATATCGGTATCGAAATGCTTATAATCTTCAGTGATACCCAATAACTTCTTAATAGAAGTAAGAATACTTTCCTGCATTTTGAATTCCTCAGAAAAACCAGCTTATACACTCAAGCACGGTCATAAAATGTTTACGGTAGTCTACTGGCTTTCAAACCTCGTTAAGAGCTTTCTCTGCCGCGGCTTTGGTTTTTGCGTGATCAGTAAGCTCGCCGGCTTTAGTGATGTACCACTCAAGATGCTTTGCGTGCGTCATCTCTTCTCGGGCCATATCTTTGAATATGCCTTCGTTTGTCTTCTTATACAGATCGACATATTCCAACACACCCTGGTATTCTTCATCCAGATGTTCATTCAGTTTCTTGTAATCAAGCATCGCTTTCCTCCTTCAGTACGTACTCTTTCAGTTTGGCAACGTCTCCTCCGTAAAAAGTAAGAGTGTGTTCTGTAGCTGTAATGAACTTAATCGGAGGAATCGTAATAGGTATACCTCCGTATTCTCCTACCAGATTGTCGAGAACTTTGAATACGAGTTCTACGTCGTATTTACCGTCTTCGACCTGAAGAATTGTAGCCACTAAAGGATTTGAGAAAAACGAATCAGCGATGTCCGGCTTTGCATCGATAGCATAGATACCGGCTGACACAACCATCTTCAGACTTCGGTCGCCAATATGAGGAATCACCTCGTTTTTGACGAATTTTACAACGCCAGTAAGAAGTTCTCTCTTCGTAACCATTCCGTGTCCTTCCAAAAAAAGCAGGGCCGCCAAACCCATTAAGGAATGACAGCCCCGCCTATTAAGTGTGTATTAAGTTGGTCGAATGAAACTTAGCCGTTCGTACCTGTTCCGGTAGCGGCAGTTGTTACAGTTCCACCGGCAGCGGTAATCTCTACCGGTCCCCAGCCGGGCATAACTGATCTGTTGGGAATAACGAGCTGAGTCATGCTCTGAAGCTGTGTGATCTGATTCTGAAGGCATGCGAGATTGGCCTGCTGGGTAGCATTCCATACGGACTGGCCATTAAGCTGCTGCTGAACGCCGTCAAAACGCATTCCAGTCTGAGCAGCGAACGCATCAATCTTAGCGTTCATCTTGTCCGAAAGTTCACGTACCTGCTGATCAGTATACTTGTTGGATTCGAGAGAGGCAATTTTAAAGTCTTTCTCAGACAGTTCTCTGTACAGACCCATATCGTGACGGGTTACAGGAATGTCACCCTCATCTCTCGGTCTCCTGGGACCAACGTTGAGAAGATCCAGCCCGCCAGCTCCGTTGAGAGCACCAAGAGCGGTACCGATGATACCGGTAGCCAGACCTGCATTACCTACTGCTTTACTTGCATATTCCATTGTGTTACCTCCGTAGTAAAATGTGGAATAAGAAGCTAGTTAATGTTTCTATTTCTGACTCAACTATTGCGCGCCATAGCCAAGTAAGAAATCAGGTTAACCACGGCGCTGTGTCATTAGCTCTTCGAGGAACATACTCCTGTAAAAGACTATCGTCGCCGTAATGTATTGTGTTGTGTGTGGAGTGACTTACACAAATTAGGTATTCTGGATTCATCATACATTCTGGATCATCATCAAGAATGTCCTCTACAGTCAACGGGTTCATGTGGTGAATAATTACCTTGCCATAGATAGGCAGCTCAGGAATGCCGAGATCACAGCCGTTGTCTCGAACTATGACCATGTCTCGAATTCGTCTCCATTCAGCAGATCTATAGAATACCTGGTTAATGTATCTGTCTAAACCGAATGTGTCTGCTCCGACTTTTCCGTCAAGTTTTAAGTATTTTAAACGTTCGTTATATGTCGACAGCGTCTTAAGTTCAGAATATGTCTTCATCTTCCTCACCTTCACTCGCATGTCCTCTATACTTGGAAAATGCTTTGATAGCTTCATTAAAGAGTTCTTCAGTTCTCTGGGCTGATTCGAGATGCTCCTTCTTTGCCTTCATCAACTCGTTCTCGGCTTTAAGTTTCTCTCGTTCTAGTCTGTATTTCTCCGTTCCAAGCTTTAAAAAATGACATAAGACCTGCGAAGATGCCGTACCCTCTCGTAACTGCTTCTCCGCCTGCTCCGTAGCCAAGAATATGAGCTGATTCTCCCTTGCCTCAGGAGTTAAAGCAGGTCTCATAGCAGGAAGCGGGTTTGTTTCCTTCGCTTTCTTGGGTCTTCCCATAAAGTTTCAACTCCTTTCTTAGGAGATTTTAGTAAGTTTTACTATGGTTTAAGCGCTGTTGTAGCGCGTCAGAAAGGAGATCGAAAAACATCACGCTGTGGGCTTGGTGAAGGAGGATACGAGAAACGCCAAGTATTAATCCCCAACAGCGCTTAAACCATAGTAAAACTTATACGCTATTATTCACCTTTGCTATAGGCCATAGCGTTTGTACGATGTATATTAGTTAAATACTTATTAAGTATTCTTCTGTTTTCTGGAGTATCCTTACATCCTGTTTCTTTGAAGACTTTCTTACAGGTTTCGTGGTACCTATTAACAAGCTCGCGTTCGTTCCTTGGCGGGTAATCCGTTAAATCACGACACATATCGCTAAGAGTTGCGCTCTGTTTCATTGTGTCAACCACTTTCTTTTCTTCTTCGGTAAATTCTTCGATCTCTCCGCCACCTCCAACGCTGGTTACAACCTTGGAAGAGTTGGAAGAAGAGCTAAATCTACCGTTTTTATCGCGATATGGGTTATAATGGTATAATTCATTTTTGCGATAACCCATATAACGCTTATGTGATGGATATTGGCTCATATATACACCTCGAAGAAATATCCATAAGGGCAAAATCGAAAATTACCCCCGGGGAAAATATAAAG